AGGGTTATTTCCGCATCCTGACCGAGTACTGCGACGACAACAGCTTTGAACAAGATCTGCGAATTGGGCGCATTCGGGACTCGTTTAGCGTCTACATGGACCCAACAATACAAGATCCTTGCGGATCTGACGCGGAATGGTGTTTCATCAATCAAGAAATCACCAAAGAAGAATACGAGCGCGAGTTCCCCGACGCTTCGCCCTTGTCTAGCTTGGCTTACGGCGTGGGCGACGGGCAGCTAAACGCTTGGATCAACCAGGACACGGTGCGAATTGCCGAGTATTTCTACGTCAAACACGAAGCCAAGAAGCTAAACCAATACCACAGCGGCATTACCGCAATGGCAGGCTCACCGGAGGCCAAGCAAGCCGAAATGATGGGGCTAAAGCCCATCAAGACGCGAGATGTGGACGTTAGATCGGTCAAATGGTGCAAAACCAACGGGTTTGAGGTGCTGGAAGAACGCGACTGGGCGGGTAAATACATCCCCGTCATACGCGTGGTGGGCAACGAATTTGAGATAGATGGCCGGATGTACGTTAGCGGTCTGGTGCGAAACGCCAAAGACGCGCAGCGCATGTACAACTACTGGGTCAGCCAAGAGGCCGAGATGCTGGCCTTGGCCCCGAAAGCCCCATTTATTGGCTACGGTGGTCAGTTCGAGGGCTACGAGCAGCAGTGGAAAACAGCCAACGTCAACAACTGGCCCTATCTGGAGGTCAATCCTGACGTTACGGACGGCGCCGGCGGTATGTTGCCACTACCGCAGCGGTCGCAGCCCCCGATGGCCTCCAGCGGCCTCCTGCAAGCCAAGGCGGGGGCGGCAGACGACATCAAGAGTTCGACCGGCCAGTATGACTCAAGCCTGGGCGCCACCAGCAACGAACGCTCGGGGCGGGCTATTCTGGCCCGTGAAAAGCAGTCCGACACCGGCACCTACCACTATGTAGACAACTTGGCTCGGGCGATCCGGTACGCTACGCGGCAACTGGTGGACATGATCCCGAAGATCTACGACACGCAGCGCATTGCCCGCATCATTGGCATGGACGGCGAGACAGATCAAGCCATGATTGACCCGATGCAGCCGATGCCGGTCAAGAAGATCCAGAACGAGGCCGGCATTGTCATCAAGAAGATCTACAACCCCAACGTCGGCAAGTACGACGTGGCGGTGACTGTTGGCCCGAGCTACATGACCAAGCGGCAGGAGTCGCTAGATGCCATGAGTTCACTGTTGCAGGGCAACCCGCAACTGTGGGCGGTGGCCGGCGACCTGTTTGTCAAGAACATGGACTGGCCGGGGGCGCAGGAGATGGCAGCGCGGTTTGCCAAGACAATCGATCCCAGGCTGTTGTCTGACGAGGACGACCCGGCACTGCAAGCGGCTAACCAGCAGATGCAAGCAATGGGGCAAGAAATGCAGCAGATGCAACAGATGCTGCAAAACGTCAGCCAGTCAATGGAAGCTCAGACGCTGAAGGTTAAAGAGTTTGAGGCTGAAGTCAAAGCCTACGACGCGGAGACTAAGCGGATCTCGGCAGTGCAGGCCGGCATGAGCGAAGAACAGATTCAAGATATTGCGATGGGCGTGGTTGCAGCGGCGTTGGAGTCGCAAGGCATGATGAACCAGATGCCGGAGATGCGTGAGGAATCCATGCCTATGGAACAGATGCCACCTGAAATGCCACCGCAAGGGATGCCGCAATGAAGTGCAACGATTTTCTAGGCATGTTGTTTCTGGCTCGGGACGTGGCGCACAGCGTCCACCTGAACACCCGAAGCTACTCCAAACATGTGGCGCTAAACATCTTCTACGAACGTGTTGTGGGAGTAGCCGACGACTTTGCCGAAGCCTACCAAGGCCGGTACGGTCTGATTGGCCCGATCTCGCTGATGTCAGCCAAAAAAACAGCCAACATCATTGAGTTTCTGGAAGATCAGATGAAAGAAATTGAAGCCGCTCGGTACGACGTTGTGGATAAGTCTGACACCGCGTTGCAGCAACTTATTGACAATATCATTGAGTTGTATGCGCGAACACTGTACAAACTAAAATTTCTTGCTTAGGACACCACCATGTCAGCTAACTATAAAAGTATCAGCGCAACAAACCAAGTCAAGGTTGGTTTTACAGTCTTGAAAGGCATCTTTGTTAGCGCGGCAAGCTCAACGCCGCTTATCACGGTTTACGATTCTGCTACGGCTGACACTAATGACCCAACAATACTGGGTGTGTTTACGCCCGCAGCGGCAACTAATCACACCTTTACCGCAAATGGCATCTCGGCCAGCAAAGGACTCTACGTTGTTATATCTGGAACGGTAGTAGCAACCATTATTTACGAATAACCGCACTGGCGCGGTACGCCAGGGATTCCAAGGAATCAAGCCATGTCTGAAGAAGTAATAGCGGAAGTACCCGCGCCGGAACAGGTTGCTACGGCAGCGCCTGAACCTGAGATTGTAGCGCCGGAGGCAGCACCCGAGGTTGAATCCAAGGTATTTACCCAAGGGGAACTTGACGCAGCTATCGGTAAGAGGCTTGCACGAGAGCAGCGAAAGTGGGAGCGCGAAGCAAGGCAGGCCGAAGCACCAAAGCCCGTCCCTGTGGAGCATGTGAAGCCGGAACAGTTCACGACGACCGAGGAATACGTTGAAGCATTGACGACGTCTAAAGCCGCCCAAATTGTCCAGCAGCAACAGTACGCGAAACAGCAACAGGAGTTGCTTGGTAACTATCACGACAAAGAAGAGGATGCGCGGAGTAAGTACGAGGACTTTGAACAAGTTGCGTACAACCCCAAGCTACCAATTACCGATGTGATGGCCCAGACGATTCAAGCCTCGGATAACGGCCCGGATATTGCATACTATCTCGGCACAAACCCCAAGGAAGCTGACCGCATAGCCCGACTTCAACCTTTCTTGCAGGCAAAAGAGATAGGAAAATTGGAAGCAAAAATTGCTTCCGAACCCATTACCAAACGTACATCCAGCGCACCTGCGCCGATTTCACCTGTTACGGCTCGCGGAGGTCAATCCGGCGGGTTCGATACCACAGACCCAAGGTCAATAAAAACCATGACCACAAGCCAGTGGATTGAAGCCGAAAGAGTTAGGCAAGTGAAAAAGCAGGAAGCAAAATTCCGCTAACTACTTTTAGGAGTTTTTCATGGCTAATAGCCTACTGACTATCGATATGATTACTAGGAAGTCTCTGGAAATTCTGGAGAACAACCTGGTACTTTCCCGTAACGTAAACAAAGAGTATGACGACAGCTTTGCAGCCGAAGGTGCCAAGATTGGCTCCACGCTGCGTATTCGTCTGCCCGACCGCGCTCTGGTAACCGACGGTGCCGCCCTGCAAGTTCAGGACGACAACGAGCAGTTCACCACGCTGACGGTATCCAGCCAAAAGCACATTGGCATCAACTTCACCACTGCGGAACTGACCATGCAGTTGGATGACTTTGCCGAACGTGTTCTGAAGCCGCGTATCAGCCAACTGGCCTCTAGCGTTGACGCTGACGTTGCCAACTCCTACAAGTCTATTTTCAACACGGTAGGAACCCCTGGCACTTCTCCCGCCACCGCGCTGGTTCTGCTGCAAGGGCAACAAAAGCTAAACGAATCGGCCACGCCTATGTCGCCGCGTTATGCCACCGTGAACCCTGCCGCTAACGCTGCGCTGGTAAACGGTCTGTCAGGCTTCTTTAACCCAACGGGCACTATTTCCCGTCAATTCAAGACCGGCATGATGGGCGAAGGTGTGTTTGGTTTTGATGAGATGAATATGTCTCAGTCGATTGTCAACCACACCACGGGCAGCCGCGCAGGAACCATTTTGGTGAACGAAACGGTTAGCACCCAAGGGCAAGCCACCATTACGCTTGACGGCTTGACCTCAACCACTACAGTTACTGTGGGTGATGTGTTTACCATTGCTGGCGTTTTTGCGGTCAACCCGCAAACCCGTCTTAGCACTGGTAGCCTGCAACAGTTTGTGGTGAC